GCCTCTGCTCCCGCATGTTCAGGCGCGAGGAGCAGGGGCGAACTCGATCCGATTTCACGCTTGCCAACCGCTCGGATTTCTGTATCTTGATTCCGTGACCACTACCACGGTTCATTGCATCGTCAGCAAACTCTACAGCCTCGGCATCGGCATGGGTGAAGCTCGCATCTTCGTCATTGCCGACGGTCGAACCATGCGTGAGATCGCCAACCATGCCAAGGTCGGTCTAGTCTGCGTGAACAACAACCTGTGGGTGTTAATGCAAAAGGGCTTAATCACAAAGCAGCCAGGCAGACCGTCAACCTACCACCTGACACCGGTGGGCAAGCGAGCAATCGCCGAACTCAACAGCTCCGCAAAATGAACGCATTCCTCCAAGCAATCGAAAACCTATCACGGCGCAAAGTGACGCCTTCGTGGTTCCGATGGCGCGAATGGTCAGCGATGGCACCGGCTATTCGCAATCGCTCGTTTTTCAGCGCCACAGTGACCTCAGCGCGCGTTCTGAACAAAATGCGCAACATGTTGCTGGACTGGCAAGCGGACGCCACAGAGGAGATCGTGGACGTAAACACGGGCGAGATCGTGACAGCCTACAAGGAGACAGGACTCGCCAAGTTCCGCGAGCGTTCCGCGGAGTTTCTGATTCAGGAAGGACTGGCGACGCCCGCCGACTACAAGGACACCAAGATCACCAACGTCATTTCAAACGCTCGCTTACAACTGATCTACAACACCAACCTAGAGCAAGCGTCAACCTTCGCGCAATGGCAAGGCAGAATGAGAAACGAGGACTGGCTCAATCTCAATCCCGCGGCACGCTTTGTCCGGCGCCCGGGAGCGCGCATCAAGCGGCAGCGACATGTTGAGGCAGAAGGTGACGTGAGACGCTGGGACGACTTCGCCTATTGGCAATTTCAGAACGCAGCAGACATCGGTGGCTTCGACGTGCCATGGGGTCCGTTCGGCTTCAATTCATACATGATCCAAGAGCCGGTCAAACGAGCCGAAGCCGAGCGCCGAAAGCTGGTCAGAAAAGGCGAACGGGTCAAAGCTCCGAACGTCGCGCAATTTGGCGTTGACCTCGGAAAGCAATTCAACGCTGGAGTCGATGCAAACATCGATGACCTCACGCCAGAACTGGCAAACGAAGCACGGAAAACCATCACAGATAGGCTCGGACCGCAAGCAATCGGCAGAGACGGCAAACCCACGCTCGATGCGCTTAGACAGGCGCTAAGGATGTGATAACCAAGATTTTACCAACAGAGAAAAACACGTCAAGAGAAAACTACGTCATGAAAAACAAACCGAAAATAGAAATACTCAAAACCGACTCACTGATCCCATACGCGCGGAATAGCAGGACACATAGCGAGGCACAAGTGGCACAGATTGCAGGCAGCATCCGAGAGTTTGGATTTACTAACCCTGTCCTGATCGACAGCGAAAACGGCATCATCGCCGGACACGGTCGCATCATGGCAGCGCAGAAGCTCGGACTCGCCGAGGTGCCGTGCATCAGGCTCGATCACCTCACAGAGACGCAGCGCAAGGCTTACGTCATCGCTGACAACAAGCTGGCACTCAACAGTGGATGGGATGAAGCGATGCTCGGACTGGAACTGGCAGACTTACGGGAGTTGGATTTTGATTTGAACCTGACAGGATTCACCGATGAGGAGCTAGGGCAGTTCGATGTGGAAGAAGCTGGGATGCCAGAACTAGCGGATGGCGACAAACAACCGTTTCAGCAAATGACATTCACTGTCCACGACGAGCAAGCCGAGGACGTGCAAGCGGCAATCGCAAAAGCAAAAAGCATGGGACATGGCGAGTCAGCCGTGAACGAAAACAGCAACGGCAACGCACTAGCTTTCATCTGTCAATCATTCAACCGAGCATGAGCGCAAAAGAAATCATCGTAAAGCCGATCAGCTCGCAGGACGCCGCGCGGATTGTGAAGTCGTGCCATTACTCGGGCAAGGTGGTGCAAAACTCGCAGTTGCATTTTGGCGTCTTTCTTGATGGAAAATGCGGCGGCGCAATGCAGTTCGGACCGTCGCTCGACAAGCGTAAAATTCAAGGTCTAGTTGAAAATACGGGATGGAACGGATTCTTGGAACTAAACCGCATGGCGTTTGCGGACTGGCTTCCTCGTAATTCCGAAAGCAGGGCGATTGCTGTGGCGATGCGATTGATTCGAAAGACGTATCCTCATATTGAATGGGTGGTGAGCTTTGCCGACGGCACACAATGCGGAGACGGAACGATTTACCGAGCAAGCGGGTTTGTGCTGACTGGGATTAACCCGAGCATGAATCTCGTGCGGCGTGGTGATGGCGTGGTAATCCACAAAATGACACTTGAAAGCAACCCGACATCGAGACGTGAAGAGCTTGGCGGGAAATCCTACTACGAAATCACTGGCGGCAAATACGACCTCGAGGCATATCGCAAAGCCACAAAAGGCACAATCATACCCGGCTTCCAGCTCCGCTACATCTACTTCTTGAACCCTGCCGCAAAATCGCGCTTGACAGTTCCGATTTTACCGTTTAGTGAAATTGAGCGTCGCGGCGCGGGAATGTATCTCGGCAAACCAAAACGCGCGGAAAGCATCGCAGTCGATGCGCCTTGCATCCAGCAGGGAGAGGGCAGTGCAAGTCTGACCTCCGCGCTCCAATCCGACGACTCATGAGTGAAAAACCAAAAAAAGCAGGCAGACCAAAGCTAGAGATCGATGGCGATCTTGTCGAAAAGCTGGCAGGCATCGGATGTCCAAACAAGGAAATCGCGGCAATCGTAGGATGCTCAGTTGATACGCTTGACCGTCATTTTGCGGAGGTAATTGCAAAAGGGCGTGAGAATGGCAAAACCCGACTGCGCAAAAAACAGATCGAGGTGGCACTCGCTGGCAATGTGACCATGCTCATCTTCCTCGGCAAGAACATGCTAGGGCAGGCAGACAAGCAGGAGATCAGCGGACCAGATGGATCACCAGTCATGCAGTTACCGCTGTCGGTCGAGCAAGACAAAAACCTTTCTACCCTCGTCGAAATCGCACGAGCAAAGGCGAAGAAATGACCCCGACTGAGTTCTGCGTCCGAGTCTTGGGAATCACGCCATACCTTTGGCAGTGCGAAGCCATGGAGTCGGTCGCGATGGAACAACCGACAAGCGTAGTCGCGGCGAACGGCAGCGGCAAAACGGCGCGCCTTGTGGCTCCGCTTGTGCTCTGGTTCCTGCATGAGTTCCCGCGCGGACAGTGCATCTTCACGAGTGGATCATGGATGCAGATCGAGAAGCAGCTCTGGGGCGCCGTGAAGGTCTATCAGCATCGCTTCCCGCATTGGCGTTTCATGAGCGAGGAGCTTCGCACACCCGAGGGTGGCTATGCTTTCGGATTCAGCACCGACAATCCGGGGAGAGCGGAAGGGCATCACCCGAAGATCGGAGGCGATGTGGATCCAGTATTCCTCATCATTGACGAAGCCAAGACGGTGCCAGACTCAATCTTCGAAGCGTTTGACCGATGCACGCGCAAAATGGAGCTTTGGGTTTCGTCACCGGGGGCGCCGCGCGGTCAGTTCTACGACAGCTTCCACAAGAACTCCAGCCTCTACAAGACGATCCGGGTGCCATCGACAGACTGCGCTCACATCAGCGCGGAGAAGCGAGAACTGGATCGAATCAAATATGGCGAATCTCACCCGCTCTACCGATCAAAGCACCTCGCCGAGTTCACCGAGGACTTCGACCGCTTGGTTCTCGCTCCCGATCTGCTACGCAATGCACTCGATGCACAGCCGAAGCCAAACGCTCACGGTGAGATCGTAGCATTTTGTGACTTCGCTGCGGGACGAGACGAAAACGTTCTGGCAATTCGCCGCGGCAATCATGCGCGCATCGTGAAGGCATGGCAGGAACGAGACACAGTGCAGGCAGCGCGGGAGTTTATACGAATGTTTGAAGCCGAAGGACTAAGCGCTGGTCAAGTCTGGGGAGATGCAGACGGACTCGGCACTGGCTTCTGCGACCAGTTCGCCGAGCTTGGATGGCACATCAATCGATTTCATGGCGGGAAGCCTGCGAGCGAGAAGGACGAATACGCAAACCTTATCGCGCAGGTGTGGCACGTTGCTAGTCGTGAGCTGGAGCGCGGGAGAATACACGTCGGCGAACTCGATCCGATGACATTCTCGCAGATCACCACACGAAAAAGCGAGTGGAATGAGACCGGCAAGTTGAGAGTCGAATCGAAGGAGAAGATGGCAGCGAAAAGCATGAAATCACCGGACCGTGCGGACGCATTGCTTGCTTGCATTGCGCTCGGCAGTCGCATCAGCGGAGCCATGACGGGCGCGGCATCGGTTACCACATCGCGGAACACATTCGCCAGTCGAACGGTCCGAGGGTTTAACGCTCTGTAAATTTGGGCTTGCCATTGCCTGCATTGCGTGCTATTGCCATGCTCACCATGACCGCAGACGAAAGAAAAGGCATCGTAGCGCCTTTGCCAGCTTCCTACCGCACGCAGGACTATGACCTCGCCAATGTAACACCCGAGCAGGTGCGCAGCATTCTACGCAACGTGCGCACCGGCAGGCTGGAGGATCAGGATCGACTTTTCCGAATGATGGTCGATTCTTGGTCGCGTCTGCGTAAGTGCATCAACGAGATCGCAGGCAACGTCACGGCGCTCGACATCGAGATCAAGCCAGGTATTCGCGAAGGTGCCGAGGAACCAACACCGCAGGCATTGCAGATCCACGAAACAGTAGAACGAGCGCTTGAATCATATGCACCACGTCCAAGTCATTGGGAACTCGACACGAAGGGCATGATGCGTGCGCTGATCGACGCCTACGCCAAAGGAATCAGCGTCGTGGAAATCATCTGGCACACGGAAAACGGAATCGTTTCGCCACGTTGCTACGCTCCAGTGCCTGCTAAATATCTCGCCTATCCATCCGCATCGAACGAGATCGACAGGCTCATGATGGCGCCGAACGGCGTCAACTATGACACCCTGATCGACTTCCCACCTGACAAGTTCTTGATTGCAATATGGCAGCAAGGAGGCTGTCATCCAATCCATTCAGCAAATCTTCGCGCTCTCACGAAGTTCTGGCTCGGTGCAATCTACGGGCTGGGCTGGTTCATGCAATACGCGCAGCTTTACTCGATCCCGTGGCGACATGCGGAAACAGACGGCAGTGACGAAGCAATGATGAAGGCGCAGGAAATGCTGGAGAACATCGGCACCAGCGGCTATGCAGTCACAGGACCCGGGGTAAAGTTCTCGATCATGGACGGCATCAAGGGCGGCGAATCGCTGCCACAGGTCGCGCTGATGAACGAGTCAGACAAAGCGTGTGATATTCTCATGCTGGGTCAGACGTTGACCACGGACGTGGGTAGCAGCGGAAGCCGAGCGCTTGGCGACGTTCATGCAACGGTCCGCGGCGACATTCTACAAGCGGTCGCGACATGGATCGGGCAGGTAGTCACGACACAGTTGATCCCTTCAATCGTTCGTATGAATTACGGCGCAGGCATTGCCAGCGAGGACATGCCCTACGCTGAGATCGTCATTCCAAAACCGAAGGATGAAAAAGCAATCGCCGAGCGTATCAAGATCGTGACCAAGGACATCGGGCTGCCAGTCTCGAACAAATGGATCTACAACGAACTCGGAGTCGAAGAACCTCAAGAGGGCGAGGCGCTATTCGGCGAGGTCGAAGATCCGCTCCCATTGCTGCCAGAGATCACCGAGGCGGCTCGTGCTGACATTGATTTTAGACCGACCGAGGACATGGCAAAGGCAGCGCAGGACGCGCTTGAGATTCGCCGACAGAAGCCAGCATCGGAGCGCGGTATGACCTCAGTGGGCATTGCACGGGCAAGGGACATCTCCAACCGTTCCGAGCTATCCGCGGAGACAGTGAAGCGCATGGTTTCCTTCTTCGCACGCCACGAGATCGACAAGAAGGGCGAGACATGGGGCGACAAGGGCAAAGGCTGGCAGGCATGGAACGGCTGGGGCGGTGACGCTGGCAGAGAGTGGGCAAACGCAAAGCTCAAGCAGATCGAGAATGACAAATGAGCAAATGCGTGAGGTCGCGGGGCAATGGCTCTCGCCGGTGGATCAGATCTTCGCCGACCTGATCGACAAGAGTTACACCATGACCGCCGGGGCATTTCAGATCGAGGTGCAGCAAGTCATCGACCGCATTCCTCAGTTGTTTTTTTTGCTCGACAAACGAGCGCTTGAAACGTCACTCGAAAACGAGATCGGCGCGGCAATCGTCAAATCATTGGAGCGCGAACTATGAAAATTACCATCACAGCCACAGGACTCGATCCAGTGAAGGCATCGATGATCCGCCTGCAATCGGCATCGGTGCGCAAGGTCGCGGTTCTCACCGGCGCTCAGGATGCTCTGGAAGTCGTCGAAAAATACTACAACATGAACGGATCGCGGCTATGGGAAAATCCATCGCTTCCGACTCATGGTCCAGGTAGGAAAAAAACGCAGTGGTGGCGTAAAGTCTCAGGAAGTTGGTCGATCATGGGAGCGAGTGGATCAGGCGTGACACTGCGCAGCAAAGGTGCCATTGGATTCTCGCACAAAGTCACCGGAGGGACGATCACCGCGCGACGTGCAAAGTTCCTCACGATCCCGATCGTGCCAGAGGCGCACGGGCTGACAGCTCGGACATACAGCCGAACAATCGCGCCGTTGTTTGCCGTCAAGGGTGTGCTAGCGCAGGCAGATGAAAACTCTCCCACCGGTATCAAACCGGTATTCGTGCTGAAGAAATCCATCACGCAGAAGCCATGGAAGAACGCACTTCCACCGGAGCAATCCTACATCAACGCATTCGCGAACGGAGCGCTTCAAAGCATCATCGCACAGGTCGAGGGAGCTACTTAAAAAAAAGCAATTACAAGCCAGAATCGGGTGGTAATCTTCTATTCGAAATGGCGAACGAAATCATCAGTGCATCATTCCAGACCGAAGTGGAAGCTTTGGCTGAGAGCATTGTATATCTCCCTGAAGGCGAGCACGAAATTCATGCTACCGTCAATGGCAAAGCTGCCAAGCGCAAGGTGACGGTCGATGAGTCGATCCTCGCTGCATTCGCAAGCGACCTGCAAGCTCGCCAATCTCGCAACGTGCGACCATTCGCAGGCTTCGATCACAAAGCCGGTCCTGCATCATTCATCCCGAAGGAATTCCGATATGAATCAGGCATCGGTCTGGTTCTCGACATCGAATGGACACAGGCAGGCAAGAGCGCCGTCGAAGGCAAGGACTACTCCTACTTCTCGCCAAACTTTCTACTCGCCAATGGCACGCCAGCAGGTCTGCCGACACATGGCGAGATCGGTTCGCTCGTTAACGAGCCAGCATTCGAGGCGATGGAAAAGATCGCCGCATCATACAACGAAACCAATATGGACATCAAACCACTAATCGAACTCGGTCTTGTTGCCGAGGATGTTGACCCGGAGAAAGCAATGGAAATTGCCAAGCTCGAAATCGAAGCCATGAAAAACAAGATCGCTGAGATCGAGGCTGGCTACATGACGAAGGAAGCCGACGCGGTGCAAGCTGCTGCCAACCACGCCAACGAACTGGAGACAGTCACCGCATCGCGTGACGCTCTCGCCGGTGAAGTGGAAACGCTCAAAGCATCACTTGCCGAGATCGAGGACAAAGCTGCTGACTCGGTCATCGACGAGGCTGTCAAAGCTGGTCGCATCGCTCCGCAAGATGAAAAAGCCAAGTCATTCTGGAAGGCTCAAATCAAAGCCGACAAGAACTCTGTGGAAATTCTCAACGCCATCCCATCCAAGCCAGTGAACGGCGAAACCGTTCTCGCCGGTAAAGCTGACGAAGGCACCAAACAAACCGAACTCAAAGGACTCGCACTCGTCGAAGCCTCCTTCAAAGCTCAAAACCAATCTCACTAAACAAACAATACCATGCCAAACAACCTAACTCTGTTAGACCTTGCCAAGCTCAACGGACATGACCCCATCGTCGGTCTGATTGAGGAAGTAGCCACCGCATCTCCTGAGGTGACAATCATCCCAGCTCGCACGATCCGCGGCACGTCCTACAAGACAGTGACTCGCAACAGCCGTCCGAGCGTTGCATTCCGTCAAGCCAACGAAGGCACGGATGCTACAAAATCGAACTTCACCGAGCGTCTCGTTGAGTGCTTCATTCTCTCCGCTCGCATCGAGGTCGATAAGGCTGTCGCTCGCGGTTACGAAGATGGTGCCGAGGCTCTGCAAGCAATCGAAGCCATGGGCGTCATGCGTGCTGCTCTCTCCACAGTTGGAACTCAAACCATCTATGGTGACAACGCAAGCTCGAAAGGCTTCGCCGGTCTGCAAACACTTGTTACTGCTCTCGGCAGCGACATCGTTGTAGACGCAGGCGGCACAACCTCCGCAACTGGTTCCTCGGTTTACGCCATCAAGGCTGGCAATACTGGAGTTCAATACGTTTACGGCAACGGCACAACATTCGACCTCTCGCCATTCCGCGAAGGTGATGCAGTTGACGCCGACGCTAAGCGCTACGCTGCATTCATCGCTGACCTCACCGCTTGGGTGGGCTTCCAGTGCGTGAACAAGAACGCAATCGGTCGTTTGAAAAAGCTCACCGCAGACAACGGCAAAGGCTGCACCGACGCCAAGATTGCTGAGCTTATCAGCAAGTTCCCAGTTGGTGAGCGTCCGAGCCACTTGCTCATGTCACGCCGTTCCGCGTTCCAGCTCCAAGTCAGCCGGAATACAACCCCATCGTCGAAGCAGGAAGCTTTCACCGGCATCCTTCCCGGCGTGCCAACGGAATCCTTCGGCATTCCGATCATCATCACCGACTCGATCGTTGACACCGAAACCCTCAGCTAATTCTAACCATATCAAATCATGAGCTTCGAATTCAATCGTAACCTTCAAGACAAGAATTACACCTCTACTGTTGCCATCGCGCAGGCAGGTGCTAACACCGCAGCATTTGACCTTGAGCAAGTAGTCGGCGGCGACATCGAGAAAGTGGTTTTCTCACTTTCCGCTCCGACCGCTGCTGGCATCGCCGACACCAAAGTCGTGACCTACGCACTGCAAGACAGCGCCGACGGTTCTTCATGGGCTGCCGTTGATCCAGCGATCAGCACGACTCAGACCGCTACTGCCTCCGGCATCGTCGCTAAAGAGGTTCGCTTCCGCGTTCCAGCTAACACCCGTCGCTATGTGCGCATCGCCCAAACGATGACCGCCTCGGCTGGAACTGTTACTGGCAACATGGTCGCCAAGCTTTTGTTCTAATCCGTTGGAACTTGTGTGCAAAGGGCGACGGAGTTGGTAGTTTCCTCCGTCGCCCTAAATTCTTGAAACTCATAACAACATGGCTTGGCTCGCTCTTACATACTCCGCTCTACGTGACAGACTCTCAACCGAGGAGTTGAATCGGTTACTCGCTGAATGTCCCACCTCAGAGGACAAAGCGCATGAGATCCTAACGAGCGTAGCACAAGACATTGCTTCACGTGTCAACTCTGGCAGGCGCAAGCGTGGATTACCGCCGGTTATCAATACCGGCTTGTATGTGCCACCAGGCGCTCGCCGACACGCCTACAATCTCTGCCGTCAAGAACTGACGGACTCCTATCCTTCTCTCGCTGAATTCAATGGCGACGATCGCCGCAGATCGGTAGAGGAAGCAAACAGCTACTTCGATGATCTCGCAAACAATAACGCAGATTCCGACGACACCGGAGCCGAATCATTCGCTGCTACAACTGGCAGTTCTTTTCGCTATGGTGGAGCGGCTGTCATGAACTTCTCAGAATCACCATGAGCCTTATTCGCCAAATAGTCGAAAGCATGGCAAAGACGCTGAAAGATCACGCGTATTTTCGCACCGTGCCGATTATTCCCGTGCTGGTTCAAGACCACAAGGACATCGATCGCGAGATCGAGAACGCAATGAGCAAGGCAGGCGCCTTCGTCATGGTCAACTTTTCGCAGAGTGAGGCATCATCACCAGACACACCCGGACCATACATGGATTCGGCGACGTTCTCAGTCACTTGCTCGGAGATCCCAAGCGTCTGGAGACAGCAGGCTGGCAACATGTCGAAGCCAAGTGCTACGGAGATCGGTGAGGCTGTTTCACGCATTCTTCACCATCACAAACCGCTCGATTCAAACGGCGATTCACTCACCGGCGGCATTCTCACATTCGCTTCCATGCAGGAGGACGCGACACCTCCAATGCTTCAACAAATCATCACTTTCAACTGCCCAGTGGGGCTACAAAATACAACTCCAACACGCTAACAAATCATGCCAACATTCGACAGAACCACCATCGTTCGCGGTCCTTGCAAAGTCACCTATGATTCGCAGACCTTCTACTCCAAAGCTGGAGTTGTGCTGACCACGACTAACTCAACCTTTGACAAAGAGACAGACGCTTACGGCATCGTCAGCAAGTCGAAAACTGACTTCACCATCGTCGTCGAATTTGAACCAGTCGGAGAGATTGAAGCGCTCGCCGTTCTTTTCCCTCACGGCAACACGGCAATGGGTGCCAGCATCTACGGCGCGACTGACAAGAACCTCGTCATCGTATCGGCTGACAAGACCTACACGATCCTCAACGCTCAGATCACGCAAATGCCGACTATTTCGTGCAGTGCGACCAAGACAGCGTTCGGCTCAGTGCAGTTCACCGGCTTACTTAAAAAAGACGGAGATCCGCAGAACATCGAGGACTACTACACGACCACTACTGGCGCGAGCATCGGCACAGGATTCGACCCATCCTTGATCTACACCGCACCTTACACCGCGACACTTGGAGCACTTGATCCATTCATGAGCGCAGAAGGCTTCGAGATCAGTTTTGATTTGTCGCTCAATCCAGTGCTTGTCGATGGCATCGGCACGGTGGACATGAGCATGGGCAATCTAGGCTGCAACATCACCTGCATTCCGACTGGCATTGATCAACTTGACTTCGATACCTTCTTCGACAGCCTCAGCGCAGGTGAGGACTTGGCAGTAAGCGCTCTCGACATTTCGACCACCACTGTAGGCGGCTTGAACTTCGACTGTGCAGCGGTTCAAGTCACTGAATTGCAGCGCAACTTCTCAGCGGCTGACAACGTTCTCGGAACGCTCACCATGAGCGCCAAGCGAACATTCAGCAGCGGAGCGCCGGTAACCCTTTTCCAAGTCGGAGCAGTTTCCTAAGCCATGTTCGTACGACTCCAGCGCGGCTCGATTGCTTACGACCTCGCAGGTGGCGACGGTCAAAGGAGCGAAACGTCCAACTTTCAAATCTCGGCTGAGCCGAACTTTCAACAGGTGCAATACATCGAGGCTGACCAGTTCGACCAGTTCTTCCGAGGTGGATCCAGCACGACTGTTAGCTTTAGCAGCGTGCTGACCTTCTCAAGTCTGACCGACGCCGAAAACTACCTGCTCAACATGCCTCAAGGCTTGCTCTCACAGGCGAGCCAGACGGCTACAATCGGCAGGCTGACAGCGGCAGGCACGGCTCAAGTTGAAACGCTTGTATGTGTCGGCACCACGACACAAGCTGGCAACATCAACTGGTCATTCACGAGCGTTGACGTGACAGCAAGCGGCACGACCGCGGTGCTATCAGGCGACACACCGACACAATACGCGGCGAAAATCGCGGTATCGTTGAATGCAAATTCAAGCATCGCATTCCGCTACATCATCACCAGCTCAGGCGCGAATGTCATCATCACGAAGCGGCAAGCAGAAGCCAATGACGGAACGCTTGCTCTCGTCACAACGAACGGTTCACCATCGCCGGGCATCACAGGCGCAACAAGCGGAACGACAGCCTCTGGAGTCGCGCCGACAATCTCGAACTCCAAAACGCTCAGCAGCGTCTCATGCGTGGTCAATCTCGCGCAGAACGGAGTTTCGGTCTTGCAAAACGTAACAATCATCGGTAAATACTAAGCCATGGCAGCGAAGAACGTCGATATCAAGATCAACACAACTGCAAGCGGGACAGGCGCAAAGCAGACCGCGGCTGACATGGAAAAGCTGGCTGCATCATCTACCAAAGCAGCGGCAGCGACAAACGCAGTCACAACTTCAACAAGCAAGCTTGGCTCACGCGCTGGCGCTGTTGGTATGCAGGTGCAAGACATTGCAGTCCAAGCGCAGATGGGAACGAGCGCGGTCACGATCTTGGCGCAACAAGGTACGCAGATTGCCAGCATCTTCGGACCGCAGGGAGCCATTGTTGGCGCTCTCATCGGCGTCGGTGCAGTCGCGGCAAAAGTGTTTTACGACATGGCTGTGGCTTCTGCGGTGACAGGTGAGGCGATGGAGGATGTGGGAGAAACGATCAAGGAAGCATTCTCTCAGAATACGACAAAGGAGATCGAAAATTTCAACAACTCGCTCAAGTCACAATCTGAATTTGCTGAGACGTTACGCCAAGCGGAACTGAGCTTATACATGGCTCGCAATCTGAGGGCAGAAGTTGATTCAAGGCTCATCGGCTTGCAACTCAAGCTCGACGAGGCAGCGATCAACTACCTGTCATCAACAGGGCAAATCGTCAACAAAGAGAAGGCATTGCTCGCGGTCAGAACGCAGGCAGCAGAGGCAGAAAAAAAGGCTTCCATCGAGGCTGAGCTAGCACGCGTCGAAAACGCTCGCAAGAAATACAACTTGTTCGTTGCGCAAACCGATGACGTTCTGGCAGAGCAAGCAAAAGCTGAAAAACGACTCGCGGAACTCGAAGCAAGGCAATCGCAACTTACCTCCGATGTTTCATTTCGCAGAGGACAAGATCAGGCGGCGATTTCAGCAGGGGCGCAAAAAGCTGACTATGTCAATCCACAGACCACGCTCATCGAGGAGCAACTGAACGATGTCACGAAACAGATTCAGGACGTCAATAACACGCTGAGAAAGATTCCTGAGCGCATCAATGAAATCTCGCAAAGCTCAATTACGGTCGCCACCGAAGTCGATTTGGCAATCGCTGAATCAAAATCCAAGATCGACGAGATCAATCAAAAGTTCGACCTGACGACCAAAGCACAAGCGCTCAGCACTGCGACAGAAAGCATCACCAAGGGCGCCGCTGAGATTGTCAAAGGAGTGGATGAGATCGAGGCTGTAACACCGCTACAACAGCAAGCCAAGGAGGCAATCAAGCAGGCGGCAAGCGATGGCATCATCAATGCACAAGACCAGATGCTCATTTCTGGCAATCTCAGAACTCTCATGAGTTCGCTCAAAACAGGGCA